GTTTTCCTTTACTATTCGTAAACATGCCTAAAACTCCAAAACCACACTCTGGTGCTAAGAATTTATACATGACATGTTTCTCTGGGATATCCGTAAGGGTAAGGACTTCAGGTACCGAGAAGGTCGGTTTATCTGGCATACTAGGAGCGACAAACTCGAATTTAGTAAACATAGATTCGATATCACTACGACTAATATATTCAATAAATCCAATCTTTTCTTTCGGTGATCCTGAAATGTGCACTCCCAGAAGTGACAACTTTCCTTGCAATCTAGCAACTGCAAGGGCTCCACACTTCCCTTTCTTTGACGCGTGCTCACCGGGGTAAGCATACGCCAAATGTTTAGGAACTACCACCCCATCGGGTTTGGTGTAGGAAGTGTAAGCTAAGTTAGCAAAGTGTTCTGATCTGGTTATGTTTGATCGATTATCGACCTCCATAACGTCAATTGGAACATTTTGATCGAGAACAGGGACTACATCTGGGTGGAAGTATTGTGTTAAATCTTTGCAAGGAAGTGATCCTCGACAAAGAACTAAGCATATATCTTTCTCCTTATGTCGTACGACTTGTTCTTCATTAATGATAAAAGTCTTACTATAAGCGTTATAATATTTAGGTCCAAAAGTAACAGCAAGTGCTATTCTAGTCTTAGGAATATTATGACCGGCAGTCAAAAGAACGTTTCCGGATATGAAAACTCCTTGACAACTGGCAGTTAAACCATCGGAACTAACGTACTCTAGAGAAACTAAATTAGACAAAAGAGCGTTTTCAAGGCTCTTAGTCCAAAGAGGATTCTTCCATTTATCAAGTTCCATAGCAGTGCGAAGCGGCTGCTTCACACTCCAGGTTCTAGCTACAGAGTTGGAAGAGAAGGGAATTGTGGATTCCGTAACTCCAACTCTAGCATCATACGCTTTTAATTTTGCATAAGTTTCCTGAGTCATAAGGCCAACATTCGGTTCATGTTCAACACCACGTGCTTTTGAGATAATAGCGGAAATTGCTAAACCTACAACCGCAGTGGCTACTAAACCTAAAACTAAAAGTAAG